GTCCAGCAAGCATATCACGCACCGCTCTGAGTGCGTTTATGCTATCTCTAGTACCTTCAACACCACCATTGAGAACATCGTCTTCCGCATGTTCCATGTGAGTGTTTTTCTTTTCAATAAGATATTCTTTAAATTTAAACATAATAGGTCTGTCGTTGCAATAGACCTATTTATAATTACCTTCGCATCAATGCTTGGTCTTTTGCATCATCATCAGAAAAAATAGGAACTGCATTGCTTTTGTGTAGTGTGCCGATACCGATCATCTTGTCGCCAGTGTAAACTTTGCCATGAATTGGCTTAGTGCAATTGTGGCCAATTGTAGCTAAACTGGGATAACGTACTGTTTCACGTATTTGTGCTTTTGGGGGTTTATATGCTTCTACCGTCTTAGGTTTTTTGAAGCCTTTAGAGAATGAAGTTGTCGGAAGATTCTTTAGCCAAGTCTCATACTCTGCAACTTTCTTTGCGGGAGTTTTTTTCTTTTTTGATTTTTGATATGTGTAAATTAACATGATGTAAGTTCGTCAACAAAGTCTAATAATAATTTATGATTTCGTTCTTTGTGCCAATGTTCTGATGTGTATTTTTCATACCAATACTTCTGACTCTCAGGATGGCAACCAATTACACCTACACGATTTTGAATGATTGCCATAGCATCACCATTCGCATAAGTAGATACTATTTTAGCACGTTCTAGATTGCCTGTCAATGCACATCCATCGTAGAAGAACATTGTTTCAGGTTTGCCATTCCAAGTAACATTTGCTACAGTAGAATAAGACCTACGAATGTCTGCTGTATTTTGTTTAATATACTGAACAGCTTCAATGTCATCTAGTATATCAAAATAGTGACTACCAGCCCAATATGCACCCATACATATTCCGAGATAATATCCTTTAGACTCAACAAAATCTGCTATAATATTAGCACGTTTGCGTCTAAAGAATTTATCATAAGAATCTGCATCTCCGATACCTCCAGGAAATGCAATAATATCTGTATTATTTAAAACTGTAAGTAAATCACTATCTGTATTGAATAGATTAATTTTGTAATTTGGCGATAGTGCTTTAATCATCCCATCACAACAATCCGTAGAACATTCTGGATGATTAACAAACAATGATATAGATTTCACGCTATGCCATTTTATCTACATTCTGTCCGCTACGATTCATTGCACGATTCATTGCAATTCGTGCTTGTTCCGACACTTCACGTATTTGTTTATTTCTACGTTCTTCTAGTCGCAACTCATCTAGTCTGCGTTCTGCATTTTTAATTCGCATGTGCTGATGTATTCTGAAATTCTATTGATAGTTGTCATTTGAACACCAAGAATGCTAACATAATACTTTGAAAGAAAAACCCAATGCCGTTTGAAAGCATGTATAACTTATCTTTCATTATAGCAGACCGAATAAAGAATAGCAACAGTCCAGACCAAATAAGTACAACCATACTCAATGGAGGCAATACTGTAGGTTCACCTTTAATTGCTAAGTACGTTACTGGTACTGTAGATCCATGAATTAGAATCAATCCAATCCAACCGCAGATTTCTCCAAACTGACGCACAACCCAATTATACCATTCTGTAACTTTTATCATTTCAAATTTCTTTTTTAAGTAGTTTAAAGGTAGGTCTAAATTTTTGATAGAGTCCGACTTCACGTCCATATGCTTCAATCTCCCATAGTGATTCCCAATATTCATCGCCTTGGTATTGTTCTCGTTGGAACGTTACCATGTTTCCTTTTTCATGGAATTTTAATTCACCTTTAGCGTATTGCTTTACGTGAACCATCTCATGTGCAAGGCATTGTAAAACACGCTTGCCAAGTTTACTCCATTCAAGATTAATTACAAATTTTTTGTTGCTAGGCAATCCAAGACAATCATCTTTTGCAAATGCTTCGCCAAGCACTTTACTTTTCTTGTAAAAATCTTTTATGATGTTTATATCAATTTCTAACGAATCTGACAATCGTTCACTCATTAGACGACTAGCATAAAAATGCGTAGCCAACTTTAAAATCTTTCTTTCTTTCGGTGTCAAGGTTACCCCTTTTGCCCTGAGAATGAGTTTCATGTCGTATCCTTTTCTTAACAATATCTATTATAGTACAGTTATGGTATCTTGTCAAGGGATATTTAGGGAAGAGGATATATTTCACATTATGAAATTAAACTTTTAGATTACCGAAATCTCGGTTTTTCTGCATTCGTTTGCCGAAACCAGACTTATCGAATACGGGTTTATCATCTTCAATCTGCCCACTATCAGAAATGTTAGTTTGCGCTGACTCTTCTGCATCATACAGTTTCATTTTCGCTCTGTCAACACCAATCACAAAACGCTTGTTTGTTGTTGGATCGCTATAACGATTCTTTAACTGCTTGACCATAATTTGATTTAAGTCTGCAAGTTCATCGGTTGAAATCAAAGCAAACATCAAGTCTGCTGTAGCTGGCAGACCAAATGATTCTGAAGTATCTTCAAGTCCAACGTCTGAGTTTGTGAAACCACTTCTCGTTGTTTGTGTGGCTGATACGACAGGCACTTTATGTTCAACTGCAAGCCCACGCAATTCTTCTGCAATTGCTTTAATGTATGTGTAGGAGTTAATAGAAGAACCCATCTTCATACGTGATGAAGAACAAATGTTTAGATAGTCAATGTAAATAATATCAGGAACAAATTGACGTTTCAATTTCAACTCATTTAACAAATGTGCAAAGTGATTTACGTTAGCACTAGCAGTTGGATATTCTTTGATGATTAACTTACCTTTAGTCTTCTCACGTAAAGATTCAACTTTCTTCAAGTATGTTTCTTTAGGCATACCAATCAATCTGTCAAGTTCAACGTTCATCAAGTTAGCATCAATACGTTCTGCGATACGTTCTTCAGCCATTTCCATTGTGATGTAGAGAACGTTCTTACCCATCGTTAGATTGGCTGCCGCACAATGACACATGAACAAAGATTTACCAACACCAGTACCAGCAAGAACAATGTTCAAAGATTTTTCTGCAAGCCCACCTTTAGTGATTCTATTCAGATAGTCGAGGTCGAATGGGATTCGTCTTTCAACTTTATGATAGAAGTCATATCGTGTTTCTGCGTCATCAATAAAATCGTGACCAATGTGATTATCAAAAGAAACTGAAAGCGCATCTGCTAGAATTTTAGGGATTGAACCTTTGTCAAGTTTTTCTGCATTATTCTTATTCTTGTCATCAAGAATCTGAATGCTCTGCATGATGCCATTGTAGATTGCTTTTTCTTGGCAGAAGTCTTCTGTTGCATCAATCAACCATTTAGTGTCTAACACTTCAGGATCGATTGTGATTTGTTTGACTAATGCAATAGTTTTCTTGTGCTGTTCATCTGTTAGATTAATTCTCTTGTCAATCTCAATAGCCAATGCTTCTTGCGTTGGCATTGTGTTATACTTATTTACATAACTTTCAATTTCAGAAAACAATAGTTTTTCTGAAGATTCCTGAAAATACTCGCCTTTAATGAATGGTAAAGTCTTTCGTGTATACTCTTCATCCAATATCAGGTGTTTCAGTATCTTTTGTTCCAAGTTCATTCTTATACCTTTTCTCTGCTTCGTCTAATGCGTGTCTCAGCAAGTCATTTAAAACCTCACCGAGGTATGATTCAAATATATCATTACCTTTGAGTTCTTTGTGTTCTTCACTTATTATATCATAGTTGAAGCCAATTGAATAGGTTCCGTCAGGATTTTCTTCTTCGGCAAAATTAATTTCACCAAAATGAAATACAGTATCTTTAAAGTCGCCAGCGGTAATTCTGATTGTTGCGACAACATCTTTATCTTTGTATTTGATATCGCTTTCAGCGATTTCATAAGTTTCTTCAATCTTCATTGGCTAACTCCAACTCTTCTTCATCAGCAACACCTCCAACGGCATCTTGCCCGTACATGAATTCTTTTTTACATGCTTCGTCAATCAAGTCTAGAATTTCTTTTGTGAAATACTTTTCTGGTTCAGCATTGATGTTCTTACCAAAGACCTTTACACCATTTGACAATACGTATTGAGTAGAGACTTTTTTAATGATATTATACTTCTCTGCGATATCAAGCAATCCATAATAACGATCTAAGCCTTTGCTGTATGTAATTTTAATTTCAACAAATTTGTTTTCTTTTGTTAGACGGCTCTTGTGTAATTTTGCCTTAACAATATTGCCAACAACTTCAGTACCATCTTTGTCTTTCTTCTTAGACAGATATACGATTGTAGATGCTGTGTACTTCAAGCCAGAACCACCAGACATTTCTTTCATTGGAATGTATGCACCAACAACATCATAAACGTGATTTGTTACAATCAAAGGCACACCAATCTTAGCAAGTTTCAAATTCAATACACGAAACGTTGCTTTAAGAATTGCACTCTTAGTCATGTCTTTTGTTTCTTTACCTTCAGCAGTATCTTCCATTTCTTTTGTAGAAGATAACTGACCAAGAGAATCAAGAACCATCATCATTGGTTTACGTGCTGATTCTTTTTGTGCAGAATACTTTTCAATGATTTGTAATGCAGTATGACGAAACTTCTGAATTGTGTCTGGCTCAGATATAACGACACGTTTAGTGTCTACACCACGACTGTCCATCATAGACTTTGTAACTGCGGCTTCAGTATCAAAGTAGATAACACCGCCATCGGGATTTGCATCAAGAAACTGTTTAACAATGCCAAGCACAAAGAAAGTCTTACCTGTTGAAGACTCACCAGCAAATGCTGTCACTTTATTGTTTGGCACACCACCATAGATGCTACCACTCAGTAGCGCATTGAGTGCATATGAACCAGTATCAATGCTACCACTAAACTCAGCCGATGCACCACCATCGGAAAGAATTTTCGTATCATCATCTTTTAATTGCTCAACCAAATCTGTAAAAAAATTACTCATAAATTATCTCCATAAAAAAACATAGTATAACACAGTATAACATAAAATCATCCTCTAGTCAATGTCAGCACCTTATCAATTTGTTCTTGAATCTTTGCGGTACGATTAGGCCAGTAGATATATTCTTTTTCGGGGTTCTTCATCAAGTTAACTAGCAATGGCATAATTAACTGTTCTAGCGTTTTAAGATTCACTTTTACTTCAGCTTCCATCTCATCACGTTCGGTATCTAGTCCAAGTTTACCATCATTATATAATGCAAGTACTTGATCTAGTTTATCTTCAACTCTCTGTAGAGATTCTGAAGATTGTGTTATTGTCTCACGTACAATAATTGTTTCTTCTAGTGTGTTTGGATCAACTGATCTATTGACTTCTGATTCATCAATTGCGCTAAATCCAAAATCGTCTTGTTGTCTGAATGCAAGATACTCTTGCGGTATTGTTCTTGTTGTCATGCGAAAAAATTCTCCAATGAGGAAGCACGTTCGGTTCTCCAACCGATTGTGTTTACGATTGTTTTTAATGGTTCAAGATATGCTTTATCAAACTGCGTATCGTAGTCGATATATTTTTCTACGCCAAACTCTTTTGGTAAGACTGTGAGAATAGAAAATACATTTTCTTGAACGGGATTTGGAACTTTCATGTAACAGAATTTAGTCTTATCACCATCCTGAATAAGTTGATACTTCTTAGTCAGTTTATACTTTTTCAGAAACGCATTAAACATTATCGCACCACGCACATGCATAGGTGTGCCTTTTGAATATAGTTCCGAGCTACTCATGTATTTAGACAATTCACTAACACCACGTGGGAATGCAATGTCTTCAAATGAAAGAGTTTTGAATTCTTGTTTGAATGCTTCAACAAACAATTGAAAGTCTTGCTCATTACCATTCATCACAATCTTCAGAGACTCTTTAATTTTATCACGACACGACATTGGTGTGGAAGACTTGACAGCTTCAATGCCCATCATCTTTAGTTTAGGCTCTGCGAAACGAACGCCTTCAGAATCGTACACGTTTAGAATGTAACGCTTCTTTGCAGTCCAGATACCTTTGTTCGCAATCACTTCACGCTTCATCTGCATCTTCTGGTCAAATGCATTCATGTAGTCTGCTAGTTCTTGATATGACTTGTCGATGAATGGTTCAAACTTTTCGGTACATGCTTTGTTGACGAAATCAACAATCGTTTCAATTTTCGTTTCACCTTTTGATCCGTAGACCATATGTACAAGCGGACCAAGATTGACATATACAGAGTCCGTATCCGATGCGATGACATAATCATTACCTTCAGTTTTCAATAGTTTGTTTAGATAACCATTCAGCTTCTTTTCAATCCAGCGAATAGCAAGTTGACCGGACAGAGTAATTGCCTCTGCTTGTCTAATGTCAAAGAACCTAAAATATTGATTACCAAGTGCGCCATAAGCGGAGTTCAATTGTACTTTCTTTGCCAACTGCAAGTTCTTGTACTTTGAAATCTGATTTGTTATTTCACGTTTACGTTCTTTATCAGTTTCTTTTTCGTAAGCCTTTTGAGCCTCAATCATTTTCTTTTTGTATAACGACCGATCATCATACATGCGTTGCATCATAGCAGGTAAGAAGCCTTGCTTGTCACGCTTGAAGTAATGCCCATTGGCTGCCATGCAATATTCGCCCTGTGCTTGATATTCATTGTTCAGCAAATTATCAATAGAGATACTTGTGTGTCTACCTTCAACAATTGTTTCAGGTGAAACATTGTACTGCATAATCAAGTGTGGATACAATGAGTTCAAGTCAAACGACACAACCCATTCGTGCATACCAACGATTGGATCTTTCACATAAGCGCCAGCATACTGTTCATCTTTTGCAGTATGAACATTCTGTGGCACAACAATATTTTGTTCAATCAATTCGTTATGAATCAAAGTGTCCCACATGCGTACTTGCGTGAACACATCGGTGTAATTAACTTTAGCATCATATGCAAGTGCAAGTGCCATGTCAATCAATTGCATCTTAGCGTCAATACGATCCACAAGTTCAACGTCATGGATGTTGTACTCAATAAACTTTTGAAAGTTTGTTCGATACAACTGGTGAAGACTTTCAACTTCAGAGTAGTCTAATTTCTTCTCGCCAAGTTCTAGATACGCAATGTGATTGAGACTAAAACTTTCTTGCTGAGAGTATGTAAACTTTTTATACAATTCAATGTAATCAAGAATAGCAATACCTACTAAGTCAAATGCTACTTGTTGTTTGTTGTGAATCGTAGTTGTACGTTCACCAATTCTACGAAATGGCGATAGACGCTTTGCAGTATTGTCGCCCATGAGTTTTGTGATACGATTGTTCAGATATGGAATATCAAAGAATTGAATGTTCCAACCAGTTACAATGTCTGGAGATGTTTCTTCCCACATGTCAAGGAAGCGCATGATAAGATTATTCTCATCACGGCATTTGAGATATGTTACGTCATCACGATTGTTATCGTAGTCACCACAACCAAACACATAGAAGTGTCCAGCTATCTTAAACGTGATTGCAGTAATTGGTTCACTCGCAGACGCAGGTTCAGGAAAGCCATTCTCAGAACCAACTTCAATGTCAATGTTTGCAATCTTAATTTGTTGTGGATCATAATCTACTTTACCTGGATATGCTTCATTGATGTACACATAAGGAAAGTTTGTTGAGCCATAAACTTTAAAGTTGTCAACATCTTCATATCGTTTCATAAACTCAGTAGCATCACGCATTGTTCCCTGCGATACAGGTGCAACTGTTTGTCCGTCTAGTGTTTTATAGTCGGAATCTTTACCACTAGCATACACATACAATACTGGATTGTAATCAACTTTATCCGTAAACCGTTTGCCATCTTTGTATCCACGAACGAGAATATTATTGCCGAGTTTAGAAAAGTGTGTGTAAAATTTCATTAAGTTATAATTTTAGATTGTGACGGAAGAACAATTCCTGAACCGTAAATCTCATTATACTTGTTTTTTATCTCTTGTGCAACTGTTACATTATAAATTACATGGCTAAGATTAAACTCTACCACTTTTTGTTCAGAGAAGATTAACAGCGGTTGCATTTGAAGGCTTGCTTTGCCATTTGGTCCCATTGTAATACCAAGAACACATGGGTTCTCTACACGATATTTTTCTGGAGTTTCATCTACAATGTCGCCAACAAGTTCTTCACCTGTTGACAATTTTAAAATTCTTAAGTTTGCCATTTTATATCCTATAATAAAAATGGGGGCATTGCGCCCCCATGGTGTTATTTAAAACGTTCTGCTTTGTGCCTCTTTGCATCTTGAATTGCTTCAAGAATTGCCATGAAGAATTTTTTTACTGATTTCATAACATATCATCCTCAGTCAAAAATTGCTTAGTAGATTTTTTAGTTTTAGATTCAGCATCTTTAACTTCAATCTTCTTAGGCTTCTTGTGTTCTGGAATGATTCGCTCCAAAGCAATCTTCAACATACCATTAATCAAAGCGGCATCTTGAATTTCGATTTGGTCATCAAGTGCAAATGTGCGAGTGAACGCACGATTAGCAATTCCTCTGAACAAGAAATTGTCTCCATCATCTTTTGTACTACCAGCAACAATTAATTTGTTGTCTTCAAATGTAATATCAATTTCTTGTTTACCAAAACCAGCAACAGCAATTTCAATGACGTATGTATTGTCACCAGTCTTGCGAATGTTGTAG